CGACGATGGGAACCGCGGCGCCCATCGAGGACACCAGTCCGCCGATGCCCTTCTTCCCAGCCGCCGTGCCAGCGTCCTTGCCCAGGCCGCCAAGGGAGCGGCCGAGCTTGTTGACGTCGCGGATGGCATCGGTCGTCTTCGCCGCAAAGTTGATGACGACGCCGCCGATGGCCATTAGGAGGCGCCCTTCCAGTGGACCTGGCCTGCGCTGTCAGCGGCGAACCCGTAGTGGGTCAGGATCGCGAGGAACGCTTTGAGGTACTCCTCGCAGGCAAGGTCGAACACCCGGCCTGTTCTCACCGCATGGCCGAAGCTTCCCCCGGAATCGTCACGGGGTTTGCGATAGTAGTTCTCATGTGTGGCTGTGCTTCGCTTGCCGCCCTTCGGCCCGTAGATGATCCCGTGGGCGATGCTGCCCCGGCGCTCCTTGGAGTCGCTGTTGGTCCGGGTGAACCGCTTGGAGAACTTCGGGTTGACCCTGCCGATGATGATCACCGGCACCCGGTCTGACTTGGTCCGCACCGTCTTGGACATCGCATGGGACTGGGGCGCGCCGGACGCCGCTACCAGCGCCTCCACATGTGGGCGGATCTCGTCTGCGATCCCCCGTGCCTCCGCCCGGAGCGACTGGTTCACATCCCGGAACGCGGGGCCTTTGAGCTGGCGGACCAGATCCGTCAGACCTTCGATCTCCACGGGCGTGCCGCCTGAGGCCATGAGTCAGGCCGCGGCCGCAGCGGTGAACGTGAACGCACCCACACCAGCCCACTCCACGGACGACACGATCGGCTCACCGAACGCGCCGGCTCCAATCTCCGCGGGCAGGGTCAGCTGCACCGTGCCAGTCCAGGACGCGCCGGAAGCAGTGTTCGGCTCGTACACGAACGGAACCTCTTCCAGATCGTGCTGGGTCAGGTAGGCGTACAGCCCGGACGCCGCGAGGTCGTTCTCCAGGTCGAACGCGAGGCCGTCGGTGCGCTTCTTGCTCGCGGGCCGCTCATCGCCGCAGAGCATCGTCCTGGCCTCGCCCACGTCCTCGTAGGCGTGCGTCACCTTCCCGCCCACCACCTCACAGTCGAAGCTGACAGGTGTGGTCCCGAGGGTCATCGTCCCCGGCCCGAACGGTACAAACGCGGCCATGATCGCTCTCCTATTTGCAGACGGTGGGGATGGTTACCGGGGTAGTGGCGGACAGGGTTCCGGCCTCCGGGTCCGACTCCGGCCGCCCGGTTTCACCCGGGGCGAGGCCGTGGTCCCAAAGCGCCCCGCGGACCCCCTCCACTAGCTCCTCCAAGCGGGTCAGCGCGGTCTGGTTGCCCGCCGCCGGGTTGGCGTAGGCGACGACGTCGAGGGTTACCTGCCCGCGGGGCACAATCCACGGCTGCCCGGGGAGCAGCACCACGCACGGCGGCTGAAGGGAGCCGGGTGGCTGGTCGAACACCGGCACCCCCATGCCGTTCAACGTGGCGGCCAGCGCGGCCTTGACCGCGACCCGGGCGTCACCCAGGGCGGTCACGCGATGACGCTTCCACCGGTCAGGGTCAGCGGGTGCCACAGCGCCGCGACCGAGTTGACCAGCCCGGCCGTTGCGGAGGGCCCGGGAACGTCCCACTCACCGGTCGGGCCCATGCCCACGGTTCCCTTCGCCCCGGCGTCCCACAGCTTCACGGCGAGGGAGGTCACGGCCTCGCCCCAGAGTGCGGACATGGCGCCCGCCAGGAGCGGGTCGACGTGGCCTGCCAGCATCACGGAGGCGTGCGAGATCGCGGACTCGAGCTGGTCGTCGAGCTGGCCCGCCGGGTACGGGATCTGCAACCGGCGGGCGAGCTCGTCAGCGGGAACCGATGGCAGCATCAGCGGGCTTTACGGGTTCGTGGCCTGGTCTGGGCCCCGGACTCCCCGCCGCCTTGGGTGGCGGGGGGGAGCGGCTCAAGCTCCGGGGTTGCCCTCAGGGGAGTTTCGAGCACACGACGAGTCCTTCAGCGCGGGTGACGACACCCTTGCCGCGGGCCTCAGCGAGGAACGTGAACACGTTGCTGGTGAACGTGCTCGCGTGGCTGTCGGTGACGTAGACGCTGACGTCGCTGCGCTCCAGGTAGTTGATCGCCGCGGTGAAGTCGCCTACGACCGCTGTCCCAGCGGGCTGCGCGCCCACAGCGACGGGCCGCAGCCCCCAGAACGACCCGCTGACCGCCGGACCCAGCAGGGTCTTGCCGAACACGTCGATGTCGAGGGCGGCGTAGTCGGCCGGGTTCAGGATGACCGCGTTCGGCTGGAATCCGGCGGACTGCACCGTGCCCATACCGACGCGGATCGCGGCCATGAGGTCCGCGCCTGTCGCAGCGGGCAGGGTGGCGGCGGCGATCGCGGAAGCGATCTCCGCCTCGATCTTGTCCAGCACACCGCGTGACAGCTCACCCTCGATGAACGCCCGCGCCGCACCAGAGTCCTCCAACAGCTGGCGGGACGCCTGCGCGTAGTGGGCGATCGTGTCCAAGGTGACGGTCACGATGCTGGCCGTGATCGTCGCCTCAGGCTTCGCCCCGAGCTCCGCAACCACCGCGGCCAGAGGTGCGGCCGCCGGGTAGGTGATCCAGTCCACCGAGTTCGACGCAACCGGAATGCGCTGCACCAAGTCCAGAAGCGGGGTCTGCCGCGACGGAACGGCGATGGAGATCCTGGACGGCGACTTCCACGGCGACCCGGTCCCCGATGTGGTCGTCAGCGGTGCGCGCTGAAGCAGCTCGGACGGGATGCTCACCTGCGAACTGGTTCCCCGCGGCGCCTGCCGGTAGCTCTCCCACGCCTGGGAGCGGATGAACACATCGCCCATGCCCTGCGGCTGCTCATTGCGCTTCGGGCCGTCGCCGGCCGGGTCACGCTTGCGGTCCAGACGCAGGATGGTCTGGTCGATGTCCGCAGCGGCCTGCCTGGTCTTCTGCCACTCCACATGCCCGGCGATCTGAGTGTTTAGCTTCTCGATCTCAGCGCGGGAAGCCACATATTCGGCGTTGTCGGGGTCGAAGTCGTCGGAGCGGGTGAGTTCGTCTGCCCTGTCGATGAGGGCGTCTCGGCTGCCTGTGAGCTTTTCAAGAACTGCGGTGGACATGGAAGCGGCCCCCTAGGTCGCAAAGGGAAGGTTTCTTCCTTGCGACGGGGGCCGGGCTCGATACCGGGGGCCGTCCTGCTACGCAGAGTAGCGCGACATCCGCATCTTGTGGAGGTCCCACGCGTGCCGCTCCCGGACCCTCGCCGCGACCAGCGGATCAGCGGCCGCAGCCTCCCGGACGGCCAGGACACCCGCCCCTCCGTAGGCGCCGACCGGGACCAGCGCCACATGCGGCAGCTTGCGCACCCTCAGCCGCTCCATCAGCGGCAGCCCTCCGGCTGGGTCATCGGCGCGGCGGTTGTCACCGTCATGCTCGCCGGCCACATAGCCGATCGACACGCCGCGCAGCTGTTCGTCGCGGACCAAGGCCAGGATCTGATCTCCGGACGCGGACGGTGCGACCCGGAAGGCGCCCTCCAGGTAGTCCCCGGTCTCGACCAGCTCAGATGCGAACCCGAGCACGTCCGCGGCTGCGCTGCCATGCAGGTACCGCAGCTCGGTGCGGTTGGCTGCCCTCGTCAGATGATCGAACGCTCCACGTCTGAAGACCTCCCGGTACGGCCCGTTCCCGTCGTCGTCGTCAACGATGGCTTCCCGGTCGTAGGGCACACAGGCCAGGATCAGGGTCCGCCCGTCGCCGCTGACGGTGGCGTCCCGCAGCTGGTACTCACGCGTCAACATCAGGCGGCCACCTCCACAGGCTCCGGCAACGGATCCGGCTCTTCCTCGTCCAGAGGTGGCATGCGTTCCAGCTGGCGGACCTCCGCGGGGAGCATCGCCCCCAGTTCGGCCATGGCCTGGTAGTAGGCGGTGCGCTTCAACGGGTCGGTCTGAAGGAACCCGCGCATGTCCAGCTCCAGCCACGTCCCGTAGGGCAGGACGGCTGTCACGGACTCCTCGAACACCCGCTTCCACGGCATCAGCGTGTCGTCCACACGATCCTGCCGCTCGTCCTGGATGTTCGCGTAGGAGTTGCCGCTCGACGCGCCGGAGTCCAGTGCGCGGGCGGACAGGTTGAACGCGTGAGCGACCATCCGCAGCGCCATATGGTCCACCTCGACCAGTTGCGCGTCCACCGGGGTCACAGACACGGCGGAGAAGTCGGTGGTGGCGTTCAACACGGCGATGCTGCGCTTGTTGCCGCCGTGGGCGTCCAGCCAGCGGGACCGCAGCTTGTCGGCCTGCTCCTGCGTCAGGCCGGGCTGGGTGACCTTCAGGTAGCCGGCGGGCACACCGGAGCGGAACGTCCCCGACGCGTAGCCGCGGACCTCGACGGCCAGCCCCAACGTGGCGGAATGCCGGCCCATCACACCGGTGCCGTCCCCCAGCGGCTCGACCAGTGGCAACAGCCGGTAGCCGGTTCCCACAATGTCGCCCTGGTCATCGATGGGGACCCGCATACCATCGGCGTCCGAGCCGAGCCACCAACCGTCCTCGTCGTGTTCGACGACGGCCGGTGACAGGTTGCGGAACGTGCCCGCCCTGGGTTCCCCATTCGCGGACGGCTGGTAGGCGAGGTAGCCGCGGCCCCACCAAAGTGCGTGGCGCATCCACTCGGCCCACACCCCGAACGCGGTCCGTCGATCCATCAACCCGCGGGCCGGAGACGCAACACCCGGCACCGCCCCGACGAGCATCGGGTCCGACGCCCACAACGGCGGGGGCAGGGTCTCCCCGGACTGGTCACCGCGCCACGAGCCGCGGTACACGCGCCACGGCAGCCCGCAGGTGTTGCCCACGATCAGGCCGGTGGCCCGTTCCACGCTGGCGAGCATCTGCGGGCCGGTGAACGGGCCGTGGGGGCCGATCACGCCGCCGTCGTCCGCCCCGACCCACCAGAACGCCGGCGACTCCGAGGAGATGTCGAACGGTCCACCCGGGTAGAACCCGGCGCCGTTCACCGGGCCGTAGCCGGAGGGGAACCCTGGTGGGTTGCTGACGAGCATGTCCCGGTTCGCGCGGGCGGGGAAACGCATGCTGCCGAAGGTGCGGGCCCGGTCCAATCGTGAAGCCACAGGCGCAACCTCCGGGACGAGGGACGCACCCGGGCTGGCGCTACCGGTCAGGGTAGCGCCTCAATCAGTAAATAGCTGCCGGTTCCGGGGCGTGCTGCCGGGCCCACCAAACCGCCCACGACATCGCCTTGACCACAGCCACATCGCCCCGTGACCGGCCATCCACAATCCGGTGCAGCCCGTCCACGTTGGCCATCACCACATGCGCGAACGCGGCCGCGACCACCGGGCCGTTGTCCCAGACCGCGGCCCCCAGCCGCACGGCGTCACCCAGCTCCGACGCCGCACCCGCGGCCTCATGCGCCCGCACCGGCACCAGTTGCGCGCCCACCCGGGACAGCTCCGGCCGGTTCAGCACCGCGTAGTGCGCCAGCAGAACCGGTGGGTGTCGGACGGCCAGCCAGTCCACAACCTCCGGCAAGGGTCGGCCCACCAGAGTCGCGACCTGCTGGCCGTCCGACACCACAGCAGACCATGACACCTGGTCGGTGGACACCTCCACCGCGGCCACCAACGGCGCTGGGTCCACCACAGGCCGGGCGCAACCCTCCACAGCCCACCTCGGCAGCCACAGCGTCACCTGGGCGTCGTGCTGCACCAGGTACTCCGAGCGGAACATCGCCTCCGGCATCTGATGCAGGTCCGCGGCCAGCGACTCCGCGCGGGCATCCGACCAGTCCGGAGATGCCCACCGCCACGCGGTCACATCGTCAGTCGCACACCCCGGAGGGGCCGACCACTCCAGCCAGAGCGTGTCCGCGTCCGGGCGCAAGCTCGACCGGCGCATGCCACGCAACACATCCGAGTCGTCCTGCTCCCCAGTCCCAGCGAACCAGGCCTGCGGGTTCGCGACCCGGGCGCCCGACAGGATCGGTCGCACAGTCCTGTCGATAACCGGCTGCCGCGCGGACTGGACCTCGTCCACGAACACCATCCCGATGCCGGCCTGCCCGGTGATCGCACCCCGGGTCTGCGCACGCGCCCGCCACACCCGGCCCTGCCCCATGCCCGAAGCGTTCGCAGCGTCCAACCACCAGTCCACCCCGTTGGATCGGGCCCGCAGGTACCCGCCACCCAGCTCCCGCTGCAACGCCTCCAGGAACTCGATCGCCTGCGTCACATCCGGGTGTGTGTTCAACAACCCCGACGAGCCGAACTGCCCAGACAGATGCAACCGCGCCAGCAGCACCCGCTGCATCAGGAACGTCTTCCCCTGCTGGCGGCTCACCAGGAACCCCACATGCCGCCACAACCGCCCACCCTGGGTCTCAAAGCCACGGCGGATCACATACCGCTGCCACGGCAGCAACGGCGGACCCGGGGCGTGCCCATCGATCCACTCCAGCACCGCATCGGCCAGGTCGTGGTCGGTACCCGGCCGCTCCGGAGTCTCAACCAGCGGCAACGGGAACCCTTCCGGATGCATCCCCGGCGGGTCGGTGGTTGAACCTGCCGCTATATGTGCGATCGGG